TAATTTAGTAAATGAAGGAGTTAATCCTGAATCAGATGAATACTATACTGAAATTAATAATAGACTTTCAACCTATTTTCCTGATAAAGTAGGAACAACGAATTCCAGATCGAGTGCAGTTAGTAACAGAGTCGCTCAGACTGTTGCTGGTGCTAATACTGCTCGATCTGGAGGTAAACCTGGGCGCCGCACTGTGAAGCTCACACCATCACAGGTTACAATAGCAAAAAAACTTGGTGTGCCATTAGATGAATACGCAAAATTCGTGAAGGAGTAAAATATGGATAACGTAAAACTAAAAAAAACTACTCGACACGCTGAAACTAGGGACTTACAAGCTCGTAAAACGGTCTGGTCCCCACCGAGACAACTAGATGCACCTGCACCACCGGAAGGGTTCAAATATCGTTGGATTAGGGAGTCTCTTCAAGGTCAACCTGATGATAAAAATATTACATCAAGATTGAGAGAAGGGTATGAACTGGTTCGAGAAGATGAACTTTCAGCAGAAGATAAAATGAAATATCCTGCTATGTCAGAAGGTAAGTACAAGGGCACCATAGGAGTTGGAGGTTTGCTATTAGCTAAAATTCCTCTTGAAATGGCTAAATCTAGAAATGAATATTTCCAGAAAAAGTCTAAAGAAGTACAAGAAGCTATAGACAATGAGGTTCTAAAAGACGAGCACCCGAGCATGCCTATGTCAAGTAATAGGAGCTCAAAAGTAACATTTGGAGGCAATCAATAATTCTGAATTGGTCGGGATTTTGATGTTTCTAGAAAAGGAGTAAATTATGGCAAATGTAGATGCGCCTAGAGGACTAGTTCCTGTTAAAATGCTTGGTAACAAGTATGAAACAGCTGGTTTCTCTACTTATAAAGTTGCTTCTGGTTACAATTCAAACATCTTTAATGGTACAGCCGTTCAACTAAAAGCTGATGGAACTATTGAAATAGCAGTAGACGCTAAATCAAACTCTGCAAAAATTGTAGGAGTTTGTGGTGGTGTAAACTACACTGATTCAACAGGGAAACCAATTTGGAAGAACTATTGGCCAGCGGGAACTGTAACACAAGGTACAGTAGCTGCGGAAATTAAAGTTTATGATGATCCAGATCAACTATTCATCGTTCAAGCGGACGGTGCTGCCGATCAAACATCGGTAGGAGCCAATGCACCTATGGTAGGTAACGCAAATGGCAATACAACTAATGGTATGAGTTCAATGGAACTTGACTTTACTGGACTTGGAGCTGCTGATGAGCAGTTAAGAGTTATAGGAATAGTTCAAGCTCCTAACAATACTGCTGGTTTAACAAACGTAGACTTGGTTGTTAGAATTAACGATCATGCTTACACTAACTTAGCGGGGATATAATATATGGCTATTTCTAGATCCCAGTTAGCCAAAGAATTAGAGCCGGGTTTAAATGCTCTCTTTGGCTTAGAATACAAACGCTATGAGAACGAAGCAGCAGAAATCTTCGACCAAGAAAGTTCAGACAGAGCTTTTGAAGAAGAAGTAATGTTAGGTGGGTTCGCTGGTGCTCCTGTGAAAAACGAAGGTGCGGCAATCAATTATGATACTGCACAAGAATCTTTCACTGCGAGATACACCAACGAAACTATTGCTCTTGCTTTTGCTATCACTGAAGAAGCTGTAGAGGATAACCTTTACGACAGAGTCAGTGCTAGATATACAAAAGCTCTAGCTCGTTCGATGGCTAATACTAAACAAGTTAAGGGTGCTAATATTCTTAACAATGCATTTTCTGCAAACGCTGCTGATTTTGGTGGAGATGGAGTTTCTTTAGCTTCTACTGCTCACCCAACTTTAACAGGTGGAAACTTCTCTAATAGAAGTGCTACAGATGCTGACTTGAACGAGACTTCTCTTGAACAAGCAGTTATTGATGTTGCCGCTTTTATTGATGAAAGAGGTTTGAAAATTGCATTGAAACCAATGAAAATGATTATTCCTTCAGCTTTACAATTTGTAGCTGATAGATTAATGAATTCAAGTGGTAGAGTAGGTACAGCTGATAATGATATCAACGTATTCAATCAATCAGGATATATTCCTCAAGGATACAGCGTAAATCATTATTTAACTGATACTGATGCATTCTTTATTAAAACCGATTGTCCAAACGGCTTCAAGCATTTTGTAAGAACACCAATTACAACTGCTATGGAAGGTGATTTTGACACTGGAAATATGAGATACAAAGCTCGTGAAAGATATAGCTTTGGTTTCTCTGATCCTAGATGTGTTTATGCATCTCAAGGTTCTTAAAATTTAACTAATCTTTCTTAGGTGAAAAAGGCGCTTGTAAGAGCGCCTTTTTTGTTTTAAACTACAATATACTCAAGACTTAACAAGACAACTATAAGGAGGTTGACATGGGTACAACTACATTTTCGGGACCAGTAAAAGCTGGAACTGTAAGAGAAGGAGCAAGTGTTAATACAGGGTTTGTATTAATGGCTCAATCAGCAGTAATTGATATTATTGGTGCTACAAATACAACAACAATTGGTATCGTACCAGCAAATTCACAAATCGTAGATGCTATTTTGAATGTTACAACTGTCTCTAATGACGGCGGTACTGGCGTAGTGCAAATCGGCACAGCAGCCGATCCAAACGCTTTTATGTCAGACACAAACGTTAAAGCATTAGGTGTAACACACACTGGAGGTACAACTTCAGCGGCTAATGATGTCGGTACAAGTGATGTAAGTTTAACTGCAACTTACACAGCAGGTACTGGTAATGGCACAACAGGTGTTGCTACAGTAACTATACTTTATGTTCAGAACAATAACTTAGCATAAATAAACTCTGGGTGAGGTGTAATGACCTCACCCTTAACAGGAGAAAAATATGACGCAAGTAGTCACAAAACAATTTGATGGAACTAGAAAAGCTATTTTCACAATAAATTTTAAAATAGCTGCTACTACAGCTGAAACTTTTACAATTGTACCAGCTAATTTAAATAATTCTAAAGGATTTGCTACAGGAGCCGCTGCTAACAGTGGTGATGTTTGTACTAACCTTACTATTAATAAATTATGGTGGAGTGTTAATAACACTGCTGTTACCAAACCACTTTTAGTGGAATGGAAAGCAACTTCTAATTCACAAGCTATAACTTGTAATTATGCTGACTCAAAAGATTTTAGTGCTATTGGAGGATTAACAAATCCTTTAACACCTGGAACAGGTGGAGCAACTGGGGGATTAGATATTAAATTTCTTTCAGTAACAAATGATGATACAGCTACTTTAGTTTTAGAATTGTTAAAAATTTACACAACTTATTAGTGAAAACACTTTTTGTAGTTTTAACTTTTATATTAGTTGTTAGTACAATAACTAGTGCGAACGGTGCAGACACAAATACTGTGTCTAGCACCGTCGTTACGGATAAATCGGTGCCTACGGCAAATGCTCCAAGTGTTGTTGTCAACAATTCTGATATATGTAAAGTAGCTACATCTGGTGCTATACAAACCAACATACTTGGTTTGGCTACAGGAATAGTTGTGGACGATGAGCTGTGCCAGCTTTTGAAGCTTTCCCGCCAGTTGTATGCATCAGGTCTTAAAGTTGCCTCAATTTCATTATTAGCAACTGACCCAAGAGTTTTTGACAGTTTAGTGATGGCAGGCACTCCTCCTCCATATATGGGTGCTATTGGAAGTGAAGCTTTAGAGAAATGGAAATCAAATCCAAATATGATACCAGAAGGTAGTGTAGTGTTTAATGATGAAGATGTTTTAAAGATTAATGTAAATGAGGATGTAAGTAATGGCGAATTCCAAAAATTTTTATTTTACGCTATGGCTATGTATATCGGTATTCCTATCCTTTTCTAGTAAAGCTGTAGATTGTTCGACAGATACAGTTGGACTTTGCACACCTACTATTGAAGAAATAATTGATCAAACTGTTACAGAAACAATAGAGTATGAAGCAGATGGATATACTGTAACAACGACAACTGATACAACGACAACCACAACAACTGTAACGAATGAAGATTCAGGTGATTTGTTAGATGGCGATAATGGTTTTGTACAGCCTAGATATGAGGGCGATATGGACCAGGATTTTGGAGGTCAAGGGCCTGCAACTATGCCCTCAGGTAGTGGCTGTTATAATCTAGGCACAGATAAGTGTGCACAAATAACAGGATCAGGAAATACAACATCAAATAATAATGTGCCGGGAATGGGAACAACCTTTGTCAACACAGTTGATATATCTTCACTCGATATAGAAAACGGAGGAAGAACTAATTACACAATTAAAGTTGATAAACAAGATGCGCAAGATCGTATCTATATGCACATTACAGGTAAGAATGGAAATACAAATGTATTTAGTGGCACAGATATATTATCAGAATCTGGCGTAGCTAGTGGTTATCAAGAATATGAAAATGGATTTGATTTTGCAGGCACCGTAACAACGTTGATAATCGAAATTGGTGGGCGTGATATCAATATGGCAATTGGACCGCTCTTTGATGATATTACTATAAACGTACTTTACAATGTAATATCTACGATAGTGCAACAATCTATTACAAGTGTAGAAATGTGGGTTGCATATGGTGGTAGTACAGAAACAGAAATTATAGATATCGTAGATAATATCATTGACCACAATGATTTTGTTGAACAACCAGGTGGAGAGATAGAAATAGAACCAATACAAGAACCAGACGATCAAGTTTCCTATGAAATGGTAGAGATTGAAATGGAAATGGAAATGCCTGTTATGGAAATAGAAATACCAGAAATGGAATTAGAAATGCCAGAAATAGAAATGGCAAGTGTAGAAACAGAGATTGAAATGGAGATGGAGATGGAAATATCAGAACCAGAGGTAGTCGAACCAGAAGTAGAAACACAACCTGAACCAGAAGTTTCTGAACCAGAACCAGAACCAGAAGTTTCTGAACCAGAACAAGAGGAGGTACAAGATGAACCTACTAAAGAAGATACTAAAGAGCCTGAAGCTGATGCGGAAGAAGAGCCTGGGCCGGAAGAGAGCATATCAAAGGCTAAAGAAAATGAAGATAGCGAAGAAGATATGGAAGAACCAGAGGATAAGGATCAAGACGAGGTAAAAAAAGAAGAAGCTAAAAAAGAAGTCGCTGCTAAAAAAATCTTAAAGAAGATGGGTGATAAGGGTAGATATGACTCAGCAAATCAGTTAAAAACATTAATTGTAATGCAAGTGTTAGGAAACTCTAAATCTTTTTTTGATAGTCAACAAAGCCTTAACGACATAGAAGGATTTTTTACAGATAACGTAATACCTGATGCAGAGTTAACAACTAACAACATAGCTCAATATTTTTTGTTTGCAGGAAGTGATGGATTAATGGATGAGATGATAATGCAACAATGGCAACAAATTTCGGAATAGCTATGGCAGAGATGGAATTTGCGGGGCTTAAATTTAAAGGCGGAAAAATATTTGTAGTCCTTACAGCATTGACTACACTTGGTGGTGGACTGTGGGGCGGATTTGAATTCTACAAAGATTACCTCAATATGAAAGAACAGATACAAAACTATGTAGCTCCTGACCTTTCAGAGTTTGATAAGACTATTGCTTTAACTAAAGAAGAAATGAAAAGTAAAACAGAGCTTATACAAACAGAAGTTGAAATGATAATGCAAGAGATGGAAATGATGATGTCGGAAATTAGATTAGTGTCTGATGTGGCAAACGAATTGAAAAATGACCTTCGGCAAGATGTAAGAAGAGTAGAGAAAATTGTTAATGATGTAGAACAACAAGTTAAAGAAGATGCTAGAGATAATTCAAAAGATTTAAAAATCACTGTAGATACAATTGAAGAAGATATGTCAAAATTAAAATCTGATTTAGAAGAAAAAATGAAAGAGTTACAAGAGAGTATTGATAAACAAATTAAACTTACTCTTGCTAATCCTTTATCACAAATGAA